TTTACCTCCTTATAATCCCGCTGGCCTAAAACTAAATTCCGGTATAATAACTGTACTTGTTTCAGAATAAATACTCGTAAATCTTAATGATCCATCTGGATGTAAATATAAAAACTGTACTTTCCCATCAGCTCCCCACGCAAATACGCCTTGAGCTTTAGTTGGGCCAACAGGGAACTTACAAACATCTTTATTCGCTCCATAAACCCCGTTTCCACACGTGCCTTCAACGTGATATATACCGAAATCATCAAGCCAGTATCTTAGTGGATTCCGATAATCATCCGCCCTTAAATCGGACCAATAATTGAGGTATTCTGGAGCAAACTTACTAGTTAATTGTTTTTTTGCATACAAACCTGTTTGTCCTTGTAAATCACAAAAAGTACGCTCATCTGTGATTTGTGTACGATCAATAAACGATTTTCCTTTTATAATTCGAACTTGAGCAATTGGCAACTCATATATCATACCCCCAGTGTTCATATTGTCTTGTTGTAACGTTGGTGGTACCGGAAATGCTGTTGTTGCTCCTTTTTTTATCCTGATATTGATTGACCTTGTTGCAAGGTTTAACTGTAAAATAATACGATCTATACGGTCTAATGTAGCGTGCGCTGGTTCATGTACCAAAACACGCAACCCTTCCAGAATATACCCTCTCCCATATATCACCGCACATCCTGAATTCACGGAAGTTTTCATGCCGCTCGCTATGGAAATTATATTCAAATTGTGCAAGTATCCTTTTACAACTCCAGTCCCAAAAAACATATCAAATAATTGAGCGAAATCTTGCGAACTATATAATTTATCTTCTCCATCAAAGAAAAAAGAACGCTCTGCCATGATGCGTTCTCACCCCTTTCTTTTGTTTTATATTCCTATATATCTTTCTCTAAAACGTATTATAACTGTAGCGCTATCTCTGCCTGCATTCGCACTATAATCTAATAAATTTAGACCATCTTGTAATCTAAATTCATTCAACCTAATACCAGGTGCAATCCAGTTATATGCATTGCTTCTTGTTCCATCAATACCTACTAACTCGACTGTATTTTGTCCATATGCTGTATTTATTTCCAGGCGTTCTCCTGCAAGAATGTCTCGATTGATTTTTACGGATTTCATTGTTGTGAGATTAGTGATTTTCGGGTCTGTACAAGGGCCAAATATTTCTATTTTAACAGGTGTTTCAACATCACCATTATTGATTACATTTTGTTTTTCACCCTTGTATCCAAATTGTACTTTAGGTTTGAATGAAAAAGGGAAACTAAATATTGGTTCCCAAGACAATAACGGTACTTCTATATCTGTTTCATTCTTCCAATATGGGTCTGGTGTGGTGATGTGAAGTAATCCTTGTTGTAACATCATAAATTGTTCATCTTCCACTCTGTACTTCGGCAAGTTTTCAATGATTATGCTATTTTGAAATGTGCCATGTGGCATTTGTATAGTAACGATAAAAGGACCTGCCTTGGGATTTAATACTCGATTTAATTTTCTTCGCAACTCAAATAATTCTCTTGAATTAGAAGCTTCAATATAAAATTCAAGAGGATACTGCATTCCCTTCATAGTTACTGATGCAGGCGTAAAACCATCTTGCATATATCCTTGCGTTTGAACAATTTCAGCTTCACTTCCTGATAAATCAATTGAAGTGAGGACATATGGCGGTAATGGTCCAAATTCTACTTTTTCTAGTCTTTTATTTTGGATTATTACTCGCTTACTCATGATGTCCCTCCCCATGTGAAAGCAACTTCTTTTAACACTCTTTGCTGTTGTCTAATAACCTCAGACGTATCTTGATTATAAAAATGATTTACAATTTGTGTTGGTTGCTTAGATTGCACTGATTTATTATCAACAGGTGCATGTTCACGTTTGCTATTGTTATTTGAAATAACAGTTTTCCACGCTCCTAAACGATTTATATCTATTGAGGAAAGATTTTCGAACCTTGCTAAGTTTTTTCCGATATTCAAGATAACCTCACGCATATTACCCGAAAAGTTCCCTTGTAAACTAAGTAGTTGATTGGGCTTAAAAGAACGGATTCCATCCATTGCTCCGTCTAATGTATCTTGCAATGCATCACGAACGATTGAAGATTGACTCTTAATACCAAATGCGATTCCTTTCACCATTCTTGCACCTGCAAATGCGTGTTCATCGTTATCTAATACACTCAACAGGGCGTCATTCGCTTGCAATGCAAGTGTACGGCTTTCTTTTTCAGCCATAAATGATGATTGCTGAATTCCTAATGCAAAACCTTCACCGAATGGTTTACCACCCTGATCACGTGTTAATTTTGATGGAGAGTTTACATTAAGTGTAGCCTTTAATGCTTCGAATGCACCTCGTGCTAACCCAGCTGCTACACTTTGTACATTCCACTGACCATTTGAAATACCACTTGCAAACCCCTTAGCAAAAGCTTCACCAGGACTAATCGAACTAACACTTTCCAAACCAGAATTTCCGCTTTTTGCTACATTAGAACCACTTGATTCAGCTTTTCCTTTTGTATTTTCCATACCTTGAGCAAACTGACTTCCACCTTTTTGTCCTTGTGGAGTACCGTTGATTGTATTAAAACCAGCATGAGCCGAAGTGACAGCTTCTAGAGCGCTTCCTCTGATATAACCTTTTTGATTAACAATACCACTCGCAACACCTTGTCCACCCTGATTACCTGCTGGGTTTCCGTTAATAGTGCCGAAAGCACCATGAGCACTAGCGATTACTTGTAATGCACTTCCTCTAATGTAGCCATCTTTACTAATTATCCCTTGTCCTAATTCACTACCGCTTTTATTTCCTCCTTCACCATCTGTTGTACTACCCAAAATTCCTTCCACAGCTTGTTTCTTTCCTGTTGCCGCATTCTCAGGAGCTGTATTACTAGCAATGCCGTTAGCTTGGGTTTGACTAGTATTAAACCCTACTTGCGTTAAATCCAGCTTTGCTCCATTTTCAACTAATAAGGCGATAGCTTTCGCTGCTAATTCAGCATTAATGGAGCCATTTTGCATACCTTGAACAAGTTTCTGTACATTAAATTGTCCAGCTTCACCAAGATCAACTTGAACATTACTTTTAACATCTAGCCCCATAGTCTGTGCGACTTGCGGTAAAGATAATGCCCCAATTTGCATTCCATTAATTAAGGTTTGAATGTTATTTTGACCTTCTTGAGTGGCATCAACATTCATTCCATTTTTAACGTTCTGTTGAAAGAATTGGAATACAGTATCAAAAGATAAAGTTCCTGTTTGAAGTCCTGTTATCCACGAATCCATTGTCATTTTTCCGTAGATTCCTAAATCTATTGTGGTATTACCTTGCATGTTTTTACTTAGGAATTCTCTTACTTCGCCAGTATCCTTAGTTTTAATACCATCAATCCATTTTTGCATGGATTCAATACCACTTTGTGAAAGGTCTACTTTATAAACGTCCTTCAATTTATTTGCATTGGCGGTTGCTACAGCTGAGGAATCTAATTCGCCTTTTTGAAGTTTCTGCAAGAATGTATCAATTGTGAATTGTCCAGCTGGTCCTAAATCAATTTTCATTTTGCCGTCAATTTCTTTTGCCATTGATTCAGCTAACAATCGAGATGATTCTGTACCTTTCTGAAGTTCAGAGAGATACATTCCTATACTTTCAATCTTAGATTTGCCATATTGCAACTCATATTGAAGTAATTTATCTTGATAGTCCTTTTCAGCCTTTTCTTGATCACTTCGAAAACGTTGTTCTAAATCAGCTGATTTTTCACGAAAACCATATGCGGCTTTAATACGTTCGCCCCATCCTTTACCTTCCGCTTCCATTTTCTTAGCTTGTGATGCTAATACCTCTGCGTCTTCTCCCTTCATATGTTGTTGTAATACTTTAAATCCATCATTTCTAATGGTTTGTAAATCGTTAATATGTTTTGATTCGTACAAAGTAATCGCATCTAATGTAGCTTTTCTTTCTTCGGGTTTAATTTCCCCTAGTTTAAACGCCTTCTCTACGTTTTCACGCCAACCTTTGGTTTGCTTTTCTAAAGATTTAACACCTTCGTCATATACTTTTATGATGCTTTCAAATCGTTTTTTACCAGCATCTAAAGATAGCATTCCTCCTGCTTCAATTTCTTTCGAAATAGATGTGATTTCTTTTGCTTTTGTATAGAATTGTTGAACGTTTTTATCAGCAACCTGTAAGGCTTGTTCAAACTTTTGAGCGAAATCTTTTGGCATTTTCATGGTATCTCCTTGATACCTTTTTATGCCCTCTTCTAAAATTTTTTCCGCTTGTGTAGCAACCTCTATTTCTTTATTAATAGATTCAATAACATTATTCTTAACCTGTTCTAATGTGTTCTTTGCGCTTTCAGGAACAGTTCCCATCAGCTGACTAAACATCTTATTCAATTCGCTTTTCTTTCCTTCTAATTCTTTGATGACTTCATTCGTCATTCGTTGGAAGGCTTTAATTGTTTCATCAGCCGCTTTATTTGCTTCTTCACCTGTTCTTTGCTTTAAGTCCATCATGTTATTGATTGCTTTATCTTTTAAATCTACATAAGCACCTGCTGCCTTACTCGTTGCATCACTTACGTTTTGACCAAATTTAGCAATATTTGTTTGGGTTTGATTTGATTTTTCGTTCAGATCAATTAACGCTATGCTTAGTGCCCCTACAGCAAGAACAGCTCCCGTAATAGCTAGAGCAATTGGGTTTGCTAACAAAGCACCTATTCCCATTGCTAAAAATCCTACAGCTGTTGTTACTCCAGCTATTCCAAATGCTAATAAAGTACTTTTAGCGATCATTTGTTGTGTGGATTCATCTAGGTTGTTAAACCAATCTACGACACCTTGAACACCGGACACAACATCAATTAAGATAGGCAACAATGCATCACCAAATGACTTTTTAAGAGTGTCTACAGCACCACTTAATTCTTCAATCTTCCCTTTAGTAGTGTTCATTTTTGTCTCAGCAACTTCTAAGGCTGTTACCTTTGACATTTCTGAATACATATTTTTAACACCATTTGCACCCTCTTTATAAAGAATGTTAGCTGCACGAATGGCATCAGACCCAAACAATGTATACATGTAAGATTGCCTTTGCTCAGCTGTTAACCCTTGCATCGCCATTTGAAGAATATCCGCTATATCAGACATTTCTTTTAAATTTCCACTCGAATCAAAAAACGCATTCGTCATGATACCTGTAGAAAATGTTAACTTTTGGAACGCTTTTTCTGCTTTTTCAGATCCAACTTTTACACCAGCTTGTTTAGCTGCGTATTCAGACAAAGCTCCTGTTACATCTTTAAAGGAAGTTGAAGTTGGTTTAATGCCTTTTTCTCCAAGAAACTGCATAGCTTTTCCAGTATCAATAGTCATTAATCCTAACTCACTAAACATATCGTATGCTTCATTGGACTTAGGAATTAGGTTTGCTAACATGGTTTTCAATGAAGTACCTGCATCAGAGCCTTTTACATTCGTTATATATGAGCTCTTTATCTCATATTCTCCAATTTTCACTGGAGTATCGGACTATATCATCATCCTCGTCTTTCCCGTTAGGATGGGACGCACTCGTGGAGGTTTCAACGGTTCTCGTTTACTCCCCCTAGTCTCTACACCTTCTGAATATTCCTATCCAGCTCGGCTCGGTATTGGCATAGCTTATAAACCTTAGCTTCCACCGAGTTCACGTCCTTTACGCTGCAAATTTCTCCGCAACGGGGCTATATGTTAACCCATTCTGTGCAAATAAGGCTAAAGCTGTTGTTGTATCTTTAAAACTAAGTCCTACACCAGCTGCAACTGCTGAAACCATTGATAAACCAAACTTCATTTCTCCAACACTAGTTGCTGAAGCGTTCGCTGCACCAGCTAATAGATCAGCCGCTTGAGCTACTGATAAGTTATCATCCTTAAATGCATTTAGAGCTGTCGAAGCAATTTCTGCTGCATCTCCCAATTCCAATTCCCCAGCTGTCGCTAAGTTTAGGGC